TGCTCGCAGGCGGAGACCCTCAGGAGTTTTACGCAGCCAACAACCCTGGATCTGACTACAGTCGCATCCAGCTTGCTGAACAAGACACAACACTGCAACGAGCAATGTTGGGCGAGTACTACAAGGCTATGGGTCACCAAGATGAGTTCATCATGGAGATGCTCAATGACTTTGAAGAGGGCGGTAAGCTCTACAACAAAGCACTTCTTGCACAAGAGCAATTGTCTAATATGCAAGAGGAGCAGAGAAAGGCTCTTCACCAAGACCAGCTCCAAGCACAACAGGAAGCTGAAGAAGAGCAGCAGGAATTTTGGGAAGGGGTGGCAGGAGCCATTGATGAAGGAAACGAGTTTGCAGGTATTACAATACCTGACTCAGACAAGCAGAACTTCTTTGATTACATCTCTGCCCCAGTGGATGAACAAGGCACAACACAAAGAGATATGGACTACGCTGATGCCGACATGGACATCAAGCTCGCTATAGATTACCTAATGTACAGCGGATTTAACCTCGCAGACATTATAGATACGAAAGCTCGCAGCAAGAGTGTAAACAACCTTAGAGGTCGTATCCAGGCAAACGAAGAGCGAGTGAAGAGTGCACGTAAAGCTCAGCGTAGACAAAAAACATTTGATCCAGATCAACTGGACATAAACGCGCTTTTTTAAACAAGCAAAAACTTTTAAATAAACAATCATGGCTTTGATGCAAGTACTTAAGTCGTACTATAACGACTCGCAGATGACCGACACTAATTCGTTGGTCAATGCCCTGATGGAGAAGCCCGAAGAGCTTTCACCCATCATTACGCACTTGGCCGGACGCGAAGAGAAGAAGTTCCCGCTTTCTTTCTTGTCTGAGGGGGTTGGAAACACGAGATCGATCGATAGATTCGAGTACGAGTACCGTGTTAAAACTCATGAAGTAAACGTCCGACCAGTTGTTGCAAACGTAGGAAGTGGCGCCGGGGGCGCTATGTTCACTCTCACTTTCCCAGATAAGTGGTTCATCTTCCCATACACTCTAGTTTCTCAAACAGGAGAGTTGGCAAGAATCATGCAAGAACCTAAAGCTGTTGGAAGTGGTTACGAATACACACTTCAAATGGTTTCACCAGATAACAGCGCAGGTCTTGTTGCTGCCGACGTGGCAGTAGGCGCACTCTGGGGACAGTTGTATGCTAACGTTGGAATCGACTTCTCACGTGGAAACGCTTCTAACTGGAGCGCGCCCGGATTGGTGAGATCTAAGATCGGTACCGTACGTAAGTCTTACCACTTCTCTGGTAATGCTAAAGATTACGTTGCTGAGTTTACTCTCCCCCTGAAGGAAGGCTCATCTACGAAATTGTGGATGGACTACGAGGAGTACCGCCACATGCTCAAGTTTAAGGAAGAGTGTGAGATGTACTACTGGTATGGTCAGAAGACGCACGATAACAATGGCAAGTCTACAATGTTGGACGAGAACGGACAACCTGTGATCTCTGGTCCTGGTTTGTTCGAGCAGATCATCAACAAGGACACTTACTCTACTCTCACGCAGAAGAAGATTGAGGATACTATTGGTGACTTGTTCTACGGAATGACCGACGCTACTGACAAGCAGGTGACATTGTTCACAGGTATTGGTGGTGCACGTGAGTTCGATAAGGCTCTGCGTAACTACTACGGTGGTGCAACTGCAGGTGGTGGGCAATCTAACTACCTCCAGACTACTGAGTCTAAGTTCATCACTGGCAGCGGTCGTAGCTTGGGAATCACTGGTTACTTCACTTCGTACGATCACATTGATGGTCATACAGTGAACGTGGTCAAGGTCCCATTGTTTGACCATGGGCCTGTTGCTCAAGCTTCTAAGAAGCACCCTGAGACAGGTCTCCCATTGGAGTCTTACAGAATGACCTTCGTTGATCAGTCATCTTATGATGGAGAAAACAACCTCCAGATGATCAATAAGAAGGGTCGTGAAATGTTGCGCTGGTGTGTTGCTGGTTCTGTTGTGCCTAAGGGCTTCAGCGAAACCGACACTCGTGCAAGTGATATAGACGGTGCTTCTGTGCACATGTTGAAGACAGCTGGTATCCTGCTCCGCAGATTCGATACTTCGCTCGACTTGACCTGCACTGCATCGTAATTTGGTGTTTGGTTTGCAGAAGGGGGGAGCTGAAATGTCAGCTCTCCCCAATTTGCAAAACCCCTACAAATATGGAGTTATTCTTAAACTAAAAAAAGAACATGAAAAAAGTCATAATCAGACGCAAAGAAGTCCTCGGCCATCTCCCCAAAGAGATCCGAGCTGGGGCAAAGATTAGCATCGGTTCCATCTACGTTGGTCGTCAGCCACTGAAAGGAGTAGAAGGAGAAGAAGCTCACAGACTGTTAGGTGAAATATTGGATGTGCCTCCTGGGCATGAACAATGGCCACGACAGGAAAAAGATTTTTGGGCAAGTATGAGGCTTAAAATACCCTTTGAGGGAAAAGAGCTTGACATTACTACAGATGATTCAGGTCACCCAATGAATACCATGGACTACGTTACTTACCAGTGGTGCAAAAAGCACCGACAAGTAGCAGAGTCCAAGGAGGAAATGCAGCGAGATGCACAAAAGAAGTTCTATATCTACGATCCACAGAGAGACCTTTTGAAGAAGAACGCAAAAGTTAAAGTTCAGAAAGAAGCTGATAAGGAGTTTATCAAAGTGTCTACAGATGTAGGAAAGATGAAGAGAGTTCTTAGAGTTCTCAACAGGGGTACTAATCCCAACACCTTGTCGAATATAGAAGTAGAAAATACTCTCTACGAAGCTAAGACAGCTAACCCTGCAAAGTTCTTGAAGGTCGTAATAGACAAAGATCTTGATCTACGAGCAGAGATAGAAGAATTAGCTAGCAAAGATGTACTACGTAAGATAGGAAATCAGTATATTTATGGAGATGAGACTATCGGCGAGAATATAACTGATACCATAGTTTACTTTAAAAACAAAAAGAACTCCGGTGCAGTAAATGCAATGAGAGCTCAATTGAAATCACTAGCGTGACAATACAAGAGATGCATATAGCTATCAACCTGGGAGTGCAAAAACTTGCATCTTTCCAGGTTGATAATCTCTTACCTCAAGAGATTGACCATGAGATAAACATGGCAATTCGTAGGTTTATCAACCAGCGCTATAGCCCCGCGTCCAATAGAAAGGGAAGAGGCTTTGAGCAGTCGCAAAAACGGATGGACGACTTGCGGAACCTACTTGAAGACTACCACGTTCCCTTCGAACGGATCTCAGAGGGAGAATCTAGAGGGAAAGGCAGTTTCTTTGGGACAGTATACACGTCTCCAGTAGCAGGACAGATCTTTGTAGAGCGATTCAAGTTGCCTATAGACTACATGTACCTGATTAATGTCAAAAGTGACATTGTAGACGGGTGCCATATACCAGTATCCTTTAAAGTGGTGAATACTGAGGATAAATTTCTAAGGATACGTACAGGTACGGGTATTCCCGGCCAGGTGATACGTAAAATTGAGGTACCAAACGTAGAAGGGGTGCTAGAAACAGTGTTTTCTACCAACGGTCTTCGCAATAACATGGAAGAATTGCTAAATCCCATGTATTACAGCGACGGATTTACTCCTAGCCTATCGTTTCAGGACGGATTGGGGGATATGTTCTCTGATATGGAGATATCTGACTCCCCTGTAGCAGATTCCAACGAATTCTACTTAAAGTACCCGTTTGTTGTAGTAACAGAGGGCACACCACCCGAAGCATTGGTACACACCGCTACAACAGCCGGGGCCGGGGCCGAATATAACGGAGCTTACGCAGTAGTTACTTATGATTACCCTCTTGTAGAACTAGCAGCCGACGGATCTGGTGAAGAGGGCATTATATTAGAAGCTCCTTACACCTCCCTGAAGGAAACACGAGCACCCGATATTAGAAATAACAGATTTGCAAGGTTTCGTAGGACATTATGCAAGTCAGTACAGCATGATGACATCTTTGCATTGTTAGATGATCCATTTAACACTGCAAAACCTTCGAACATAATGTACACAATTCAAGAGAATTTTGTAGATTTGTACTCTAACAACAAAAGTATACCTCTGGGTATAACTATAAAGTATTTACGCAAGCCTATCAATGTAGACTTAACTGCAAGGGTAGGATGTGAGCTGGCAGAGCACACTCATCACGAGCTCGTGGAAATGACAGTGAAAAGCATCTTGGAGTCTTTCGAGTCACCAAGGTATCAGACGCAATCTGGGGAAGTCCTGGAGAGCGAATAATGTTTAATCCCTTAATTAATAGAAACAATGGGATCTAATTTAAGCCAGGTATTCATAGCGAATGCCCACACCGCACTCAGCGGTACAACCTTTAATAGCTCAGGCGCAGCTGCTGACGATGTCGGTATTTGGAAGCTTGATGCTACTGCAGGTTACACAGCAGCAGCACTTTATGATGGAGTTATTGCAGCATCTTCTGCAGATAGTAGTGCAGGAGACCTCACTTTGGTGTCTCCTCTCTGGACAGTACGAGATTTTCAAATTGTTCAAAGAGCTGTAACTGGAAACTTTATTGCTTCGCCAATCATTAATAAGTCATATGTAAAGCGTATTGACTACAAAGCTCATGTTGTAACTGCAGCAGAGTTTACTACTCTGGATATTGGTGCCAGTGCTATCACTGGTGACGAAATTCAATTGAAGGTTATTGTGAGAGCAGCACCTACTGCCTACGGAGACTTCGCGGACTCAGGTAATGCAATCAATGATATTACCGGTGGTGGAAAGGTTTGCCCAATAGCAATCCACAACAACACTCATCACAAAGCGTTTAACATCACCTCTCAGCCTGCGGATAGACTCGCAGAAACTGCAGGAGCAGATGATGAGCTCGGGTTGTATGACGACCTCCTGACTAAGATCAATGCGCACCCCATCCTTAAGGATCTCCTTAAGCCTACGGATAACGCTGGTTCTGGTCTTAAGATCGAGACTCGTTTTGCAAACGTTACTGTAGAGTTCATCTACAACAACATCACTGATGGAGACTCTGTTACTGCTACAGAATCAGGCTATCTTGTTAAGAGTGCATTCGCTGCAGGTTCTGGTAACGACTGGCAGGTGTTTAGTGATGAGTTGCGTTGCAGAAGCCGTCAGGGTAATTTCAACAGAATGTACTTCCCACAAACTATGGATACTTACGTGACTAACGGTCACTTGTATGACAAGATTGTGATCGAGTACGAACTTCCTAACTGGCCTAACGGTTCAGGTATTGCTCCTGCAGGCGGTAGAAATCAAGCAGTCATCTACTACTCCAACGATGGAGCGGCTCCTGGTACTACTTCATCAAATGAGTTTGATGTAATATTTGGTTACACAGGTGGCACTGACGCTACGTTTGTGTGGTAATAACCAATCTATAAATTAATGGGGGTGCAATTGGGCACCCCCCTTAATATTTCAATCATGGCACTAAGAGGTTTATTTTCAGGCAAAAAGGTTCTAGTCACCGAGAGGGGGCTAAAGAAGAACACACGTTATACAGTGAAGGTAGAGAACCTCATCACCGGCACGAGTAGTGTAACCACTAAGCGAACCAAAGGAGGTAAGATTACTGCTGGTCTAAAGATAGATGCTAAGGGTGTTGTGAAGTCAACGATCACTTCCCCATCAGGGGAAACAAAAACTCAGGTCTCTGTAGTCACTGCAGATATCGATTGCTGCATTGCCAAATTGGTACATGACGCAATCAATTGCACATGCAAGTGCGATCAGTGCAAAGAAGACTTGAAACTAGCGGAGAAGATATTCCTCCTGCTGCAGTCAGCTACTTACGATGCTACACTTGGAAATACCACTGGAGCAACTGACAAATATTTGAAGGCTAAAGAATTTTGCACGGAGCGTTGCGCGTGCGGATGTTAATATCATATGGCAAATTTTATAGCATACGGCACTAGGCTGAACTCAAGGAAAATACCCACACTTAACGTTGTGGGTACTTTTGCAAGTGGGGGGTACGATCTACTCAACCTGAAAGGCAATGGCGCCTCCATGCAGTTTTATGAGCTTGACGGTACACACGGCTTATATGGATCTGCAGCAGCAGACTTTGTAGGGGGTCACACAGGTACTGCAAAAGCAGGATTTACTGCATACGGAGAGTTCGAAGTAGTTGGAGTTCAGGTATCTGCAGTCGGATACATAAAACCTTCAGGGGCGGTTGCTGCAATACAAGGAGAGGGGCTTGCCAACTATGTAGAAAAGACCGAGCACAGATACCTACAAAATGGACATATACATATAAAGGTATACATTAATGAGCAGTACGGGTCAGAACTTGGAGATGATGGAGATAGTTTTGTAATTGCAGCAAACGTACTATTGCAGTCTGGGAGTAGCGTTTTAGGAACTGTTACTAAGAAGTCAGTGCCAATGGTATTGAATATGCCTCACTCTACGAAGGGGACAGATGCAAATTACCAAAATCCTACAGTAGATCTAGATGCTTTTATCTACGGAAGTGATTCCACGGGCAACTTTGGAACAGAGGTTAGGGTATTGGATATGGGACTAGATTCTGCAGTTCCAAGTGTTACGTGGAACACTGTAAGATCCCAAGCCTGGAACTTCGGGCAGTTTTCACCATCGACCGTGCTTGAATCAGGAGCGGGTGAAATATTAAATGACGACAGTAGGTTCTTCCCAATGTATGGACAGGCTTATACAGAGCCTGACGGTAAGCAAGGCTTTGGAGCTAGACGTATGGACACGAGCAGATCCAGATCAGATTTGTTCACAGCGGGATCGTCTGAAAAATTCGATCCACAAGTAGGCAATGCACCAAATCAATTTAATGCCGATGTAAACCTACATACAGGCAGTGGAAGTTCCTTTGACCTTAGAGAGATGCACCAGATGGGTGGTCAGTCAATTCAGGTCTCAGGAGGCATTACCAAAGAGACGTTTGGTAGATTTATAGGGCCCGGAGTAACAGGTCCTGAACCTAACCACAGTAGATACAGTAACGGCGGATCAACAGGAGGTGGATATCCTATAGCAGGTACAGGGCTGTTTGCAGGACACACCATCAGCCACAGCGAGGGAATAGGATTTCCCAACGCGGTTAATAACAATGAAGGAGGGAAGGCACACTTCTATCTAGATGGCAGCCGGAGGAACCCATTCTACCCGCACAGAGCTGATGACTACACCCCCCAAGATAAGAGTAAGACTAGTGCATATAGCCACTATATCAACTTTCACAAGATAGAAGGACTAGGAACAGACTTAAATGGTAACGAGGTGCTTCCTACCGATCTTACTAGTTATCCCGTAACAGACGCTTCACTCTTTCCAGCATATATAGCAAATGGAGTAAGACTGGGCATACGTGCTGGCTTTCAAATTACTGACTCCGAGCTCCAATCTATACATAGTCAGTCTGCGGCTAACACAAAATGGTTTGCACCAGCAAGTACTCTAGCGTCCCCAATGGCTGCGGTTGCGGCAGGATCTCTAAGCTGGCAAGACTATGTAGCTTCATTACTTCGGTGCAACTCGTACCCACTTACAAATAACAACCTTGGTGCCTTAGGTCTTACAACCGACTCAGGCATTGACCAATTTGATGTAAGGTTCTCGGGGTCGTATCAGACAACAAAGAAGATAGTTCGAGCACTAACTGCAGCTACCAGCCAAGGTATATCTCTTGCTACTCCAGACGGTACTCCAAACGAATTTGAAGAGCAGGGTCCAGTAGGAAATAATCTTGATGATCTAAGAACTTCTCGTCTGTTTACATACCAGGTGTTTATGTACTCGGACAACCCATCTCCTAGAATAAACCCCGTAGATTTAGATGAACCTCTGGGTCAGATAACTGAGAACGCCGGTTTGAATGCGCTCATAGGCGTTACACAAGAATCCGGTGTTGTAGATAACATAAGCTACCAGACAACTGTTCTTAAAGACGGAGCAGAGCAGTTTAGAAGATACCACATCAACTGGGGTAGTTCAGATATAGCAGACAACAAGTGTATTGACAGAAACGCATCTACTGCAGCAACACAAGCCTACGAGGATGATTCATTCACAGGAGTACTTGCAAACAGCAACGAGTGTA